CCTTAACAATACGGTAACATCCGCTCCGATTGAAACAGGCGAGAACGTAACGGATCACGTTTATAATGAGCCGTTAGAGTTTAGCATGGAGTGCATCATAAGCGATAGCGACGTTATACGCAGTTTCAGCTTTCAAACAAACCCAGTGGCACGTATCCAAGCCTATGAAAGCCTTGTTGATATGTGGAAGGGACGTACACCTTTAGATGTAGTGGCAGGCTATGAAGTCTACTCTAATATGTTGATTACATCCATAAGCATCCCTCGAGCGAATGAAGACGGCGATTCCATACGTTTTACCGTGTCATTCATTCAAGCCAATATCCTAGAAAGCGTGTTTTTATCAGACAAAAGCGGTCGCATCAACGTAGGACGCAAGCAGGGGACTATTGCTAACAATAGTATAACGGCTATTGCACAACGCACACTAGAAAGGTTGCGAGCATGAGTATAGTAACTTTAGAATTACCAAGCCTTGATAGTTGGGAGTACGAGGTAGAACTTGACGGCACGGTTTACCTATTGCGTGGGTTATTGCTCAAACCCCCTAGTGTAGAGCCTTACTATGTGTTAGACGTGCTTTTGCCAGATGGTACACCGATTGAGCTAGGCATGAAGTTAAACTTTGGCTATAGAATGGCATTTAGAGGGGGCAATGCAAACGCTCCACTAGGGACGTTATTTTTACAGCCACTAGGCACGATTGCAGGGGATACCCCTACGTCACAGGAGCTAATAGACAAGGCGATATTGTGCTATGACGAAGCAATTTCTTAGAAACGTCGAAGTGCGTATCATAGGCGAAAACGACACCCTTGTTTTAAATCAAGGGCTTGATACCGTTTTTGAAGTGAGAAAAGATAGAAGCACTACACCGAATGAAGCAAGGGTAGCTATTAAAAACTTGAGCGATACGACACGGCAATTTATACAGTCTAACAAGGGTTTAGAGATTTATACAGGCTATGATAATGAGCTGGTCTTGCTTGCCAAATGCGACATTACACGCCGTGCGACAGAGTGGCAACCGCCCGATAGCATAACAAACATCGAAGGTTACGACGGCTTGTTTGCGTTGAAAAACAAGCGTGTGGTATTAGGACTTGCAGACGGTGCAACGATCAACCAAGCGGTGCAGTCTATCGCTAAACAAATGGGATTAAAACTTATTGCGAATGCAGGCATTGCATTAAAGACCCAACTAAAGGGTGGCTACACGCACACAGGCACAGCCTCGCAAGCCCTAGATGACCTTGTAGGCATCGTAAATGCGTCGTGGGGTATTGTGAATAACACGCTTATTTTTACATTGCGTGGCAAGGCTTTAAATGAAACAAAGGTTTTGACCATATCGCCCCAAAATGGCTTACTAGCACAACCTGAAGTATTAGACGATACGCTTGTTAGTGAGCGTGTGTTACCTAAGCAGATTAAGGCAACAGGTTATCAAATTACAATGCTATTGCGTCCACAGCTTAATCCGTTTGATTTAATCGAGGTTACGAGGGCTACAATCTATGAACGAAAATAACGGCGAATTGCTAAAACGCACGATGCGAAAAGTTTATGAAACGATGCGTGTTGCTATGCCAGCGGTCATTGAAAGCTACGATGCCACGAAAAGCCTAGCCACGGTCAAGATCACGATTCCGCACGTTCGAGATGATGAAGAAGTGTTGGACGTGCCGATTATTTCAGCGGTGCCTGTTATGTGGTTATCCACATTGACAACACGCATCACCTTTCCATTAAAGCGTGGGGATTGGGGTTTATTGATTCATTGTGACGGCGATATTGGCAAGTGGGCGTTAGATATGGATGCAAGCACGCCACAAAGCAAGCGTCGCCATGCGTGGACGGATGCGGTTTTCTTGCCACAAATGCACGGCGTTACAGTTACTTCACCTTTAGCGGTAAATGTAACAGCCCCTAGTATTGCGTTAACAGGTAACACAACCATAGCAGGCAATTTAATAGTAACAGGCACAAGCACATTAGCAGGTATACCGTTTGCAACACACAAGCATGGTGGTGTACAAACAGGGGCAGGACTCACAGGAAACCCACAATAATGGATTTACTTTTAGACCGTACCGATCACGACCTCATCATTACAAACGGCGACTTGCAACTAGTAGACGGCGGGAATTGGGTACAGCAAAGCATTAAGCAGAACTTGCAAGCAATTCTAGGGGAGTGGTTTTTAGACCGTGCGGTAGGCTTGCCGTGGTTTGATGAGATTCTACAAAAGGGGACATCACGGAGCCGTGTGCAACAGTTGCTGATTCGTGAGATTATAAAAACAAACGGTGTAGAAAAGCTTAATTCCTTGACGCTTGATTTAGACCCTAGCACACGCCGTGCAGTGGTGACGTTTGAAGTTCAAGCATTAGGTACTGTCATAACAGGTAATGAGGTATTTGGATAATGGTTGTATACGGACTTTCATTTGAAGGGTTTACACCTAAGACGCTAGAAGTCATTAAATCAGAGATTGAAGACGATTTAAAAAATCAGTTTGGGGCTAACATTGATTTACGCCCTCAAAGTGTATTCGGGCAGTTGGTAGGTATCTTTTCAGAAAAGCACGCCGAGGTTTGGGCTTTAGCAAATGATGTGTACCTTTCACAATACCCAGATTTCGCTAGTGGGATTCAGCTTGATCGAGTGGCAAGCATAACCGCTACTGTTCGCAAGCCAGCCACGCCTTCACAAGCAGAGGTGATTTGTTACGGTGTAGAGGGTACGGTTTTAAGTGCAGGGCAGGAAGTGCTAGACACTCTTAATAACTTGACGTTTGAAACAGTAGATGCGGTTACGATTTCAGCATCCACCGCAAGGGATGTTTACTTGAATGTCGTAACGGTAGGGAATGGAGCATATACGGTCACCATAAACGGCGTGGCTTACACTTACACGGCTAGTGGCTCCCCTCCCTTAAACACGATTCTAAACGGTTTAGTTTCGGCAATAGGAACGGCGGTTGTAACCCCTAGCAACGTAAACTCACAATTACGTTTATTAAACGCTAGCGTTGACTTTTCGGCGGTTGCAACGACTGCTAATTTAAGTATTGTCAAACGTGGAACGGCGGTCAATGTAGTAGCTCAAGAAAATGGAGCTTTTGAAGTCCCTATCGGTGTCATTACATCCATTGAAACGCCTATCAGTGGGTGGGATTCCGTCAATAACATTCTAGCAGGCACAACAGGACAGAATAGAGAGACGGACGAAGAGTTAAGAATACGACGCACGGCATCCGTTGATCGAAGCATACGAGGAGCGATTTTAGCGGTTGAAAACGTAACGCAAGCCGTAGTATTTGAGAATGACGACGACGTAACAGACGGTGACGGCACACCAGCACATCACATTTGGGCGATTGTGCAAGGTGGAGCAAACGCAGATATAGCGGAGGCTATTATAAACCGTAACAGTGCAGGCATAGGCACACGAGGGGCGGTCGTGAATACCGTTACAAGTCCAGTCACAGGCAACCCCCACGTTATACGCTTTGATAGACCCACAACCTTAACCCCCACGATTGTCATAACGTACAGCTTAGCAGAGGACGGCACAGCCTTTCCTTCAAGTGGTGTTACTTTAATTAAACAAGCATTAGAAGATTACACGGATACGTTCACAATTGGGCAGGATTTGGTTTATAGTCGTTTGTTTGGGGTGATTCATAGCGTGGGTGGCATTGAGGTTGACACGTTGACGATTAACGGTTCCAGTGCCACGTTGCCAGCGTCTAAAAGTCAACTGATTAAGATACTAGAAGCCAACGTAACCATAACGGAGACCCCTTAATATGGCAGGGACTAACGAGCGGTTAATGCTTCAATATAAAGGCACAGTGTCTTTATTGGCGTTATTTTATGCCTTGATTGATACCCCTTATATTTTTACAAGCTTCACATTGACGCAGTTATATACACGTTTAGATATTGACTTGTCGGGTGGTAGGCAATTAGACTTAATCGGTACGATTCTTAATCAATCACGCCCTAAAAGCTTTATTGACGACCCTTTGGTTCAAGCTAACGTGTTTACATGGGATTCAACAGATCCGTTCAAGTGGTGGGATTCGGGCTTATGGAAGGGTGAAGATATAAGAGTCGCAATGGCGGATGTCGATTATCGCTTATTGCTTAAAGGTATTATTTTTAATCAGAATAACCCTCCAACGATTCACAACATTGAACAATTTGGCGTATTTGTAAGCGGTATTCCTTTTTTAGTGAGAGATTTTGTCGGGCGTGTTGAGGTTGTAAGCCCTTATGAGTTAAACCCTATTGCGATTGAAATAGGCAAGCAAGTGGTCAACATTGCACAAGGGGTTAAACTAGACTTATACATGGGCGTAAACCCTAGCTTAGGCGAGATATTTGAATTGGGTTCTAGCGATTTACGGCGTGGAATTGGTCAAGGGTACTGGGCAAGGAAAGTATAGTATGTTATTATAATGAAGTGAGGACTTTCATCAATGGCAAAAACGGTAGGAACTAGCAATTTGACAGAGGTGTGGGGTAGCGAGCGAGTCGCAGAATCCGCCCCTGCTTTGACTGCTCCAACACTATCAAACCAACGCAAAGGCTTTGTCGCAGGTGTTGCCGTGTCAAATGATGCCACTTGGGCGATTAACCAAGTAGGTGAAAAAGTAAACCATATTTTACAAAACGGTGTGCCATTGTGGAATAGTGAAACCACTTATGCCGTTAATAACTATGTGAATCATTCGGGGCGTATATACCGTGCCGTGAATGCAACCACCAACAGCACCCCTAGCCTAGTAAATGCAAACTGGGAAGCCGTTGTGCTTAATAGCGATTTGGCAGGGCTTGGTGGCAGTGTAGGCGACGTTAAACAGACGGCGTATGCGACACCTGATAGTGGCTGGGCATTATGTAATGGGCAAGCATTAAGTAGAACGACTTACAGTGCGTTGTTTGCTAAAATAGGCACAACGTATGGCGTAGGTAATGGAACGACGACGTTCAACGTACCTAACACGGAAAACCGTTTTATTCAAGGGGCAAGTACAGGCAGACCTGTTGGCACGGTGCAGAATGAAACAGGTACGGTCAGCATTGACGGTTGGGGAACACAAGGGGGAGCGTTTGGTTCAGGGGTAGGAGGACGTTTGGTTGTAACGTCGGGAGCGTCTGAAATAGGAGAAGCTTTAGAATCCTTGCGGTCTGCTCT